GCTAATTGTACTGCCTGTACTTGTTGTTTCAAATTTCTTTGTGTTGTCGTGGTAAAGTTCAACTTGTCCATCATTGGCACAGGCAATCATTTTTTCTGCACCATGTCTTATTTCTAAATTTGCGGCAGCAGCATCAATAATATTTGTAGTTCCATCATGGCTAATACTTAAATCTGCACCTGTACCAAAAGTTGCTTTTGCATTATCAGCAAACTCAAGTGCATTATCTGATTTGTCAAAAACAATATTAGCACTAGCTCCTGTGAAAGTTACATCACCATCATGGGTCGCACCATCATCAGTTACAGTTCCAGTAATATTAACACCGCCAACATTAACATTAAGTCTTGCAGTACCAGCTATCGAAATATCAAAATTATTTGCACCAGAACTAAAGATACCTGTATTCAATTCATCACGAAACCCAAGAGCAACAGCACTTGCAGATCCATCTTCAAGTGTTAACGTACCATCAAGTTGTAATAATTCTATCCACGCATCATTTGCACTATTTCTTATTTTTAATGTTCCTGTGTTGGTATCAGCCCAGAACATATAGGCAGCAGTTACGCTAGGAGCAGATGCACTGCTGTTATTTGTTAATATTGCTTGCAATACATTATTTAAGTCTGCACGAAAACTAGCCCCTGATTGGTTTGCTAAATCATAATCATGTGTTGCCATAAGTCAGTTATACCAATGGGTTTGAAATTTAAGCACCTTCTGCACCATATCCATTTGCGTTATAAGCAAATGATCGGTCAATAGCTACATTAGAACTATTAAAGAAAGTGATAGTAAAGCCAGTACGACTTTCACTACTAATAGTATAATAGTCGCCTGTAGCCATATTACTAGCAGTTATGCCTAATTTAGGAGTTTGATAAAAGGCTTTATCAAAAGTTACCGCTTTTGCACCAGCACCGCTAGTCATAGATGAACTTTCTGTTCTATTATCAAACAAAACGTTATAACCTAATTCATCTACTAAAGGTGTTTGATCGGCATAATCAGAACTTAATTCAGCTTTAAATTGAAATACTCTGCCTGTAAATCTACCATTTTCCATAGGAATAAAATCATCATATACTTGTGAATCCTCTTGACTAAATTTATTACCATCTTCTAATAATAAAAATTCTTCATTTTCATCTTTTAATTCATCATCACTTGGCGCATCATTACTTTTTCTAAAGAATAAAACACAGTTTGTTTCATCTGGTATATCACCATCAAAATCTGTCCACTCATCAATATTTGTAAAATGTGAATCAATAGTATTATTGGGATATAAACCTCTTGTAGTTAACACTCGTTGAAATTCAACTGTAAAAATACCACCTAAATCTAATTTATCTTTAAAAAAATACTCTCCAGAACTAAACAGTTGACCACCAAAATCAATACTATCTGAATAACCCTCATCAAAAAGCACTTTATCATCAACTAAATCATCAGTGTTTAAAACCAAAGCATCAAAATCTGATGAGTAAAATACATCAGTCTGTTGTCCCTGAAATGTTGGTGTATCTTGATCCTCTCTTCTTGTTTGGACTAATAACTTTGGCCTTTCACTTGGAATATTGATAATATGTTTTAGAGCATTAGCAGATTTATCACCTTCAGCATCTTTAAATTTGACCATGTATGTACCATTTACAAGTGGCATCATTACATAATCCGTAGTTGCTGAAACTTCTCTTAAAAATGTTGAATCAGGCCATACAGCAGTCCCATCAATTTTAGATGAATGCCTTATAACAGCAGTGAGTTCTTCTGGATTGCCACTCCAATCACTTGGGATTTTCCATTTTAAAATTATTTCATTTGTAGTTGTAACTTGAATAGTCATTTTATGGTAATGGGTCTGGAACAGATATATCTTTTAATGAATTTTTAGTAGGAACAACAAACCCACCATGTTTAGCAAACCCTGATGATGCATCAGTACCTACTGTCTTGTTAGCTGCAACTTCAAAAAAATATTCTGATTCTGGTGAAACATCATCTAACTCAAAAATAGTTGAATCTGTATTAACTGATGTAAAAGAACTATCACCTTTTGCATACCTAACTGTAAAATCCACACTTGAAGCATTTATTCCTCTTGACCAACTAAAAATTAATCTTATTTGTTGTTGTGCTTGTTGTTGTACCAATGTCGCAGTTACATTTAAATTTTCAGGTGGAGATGGATCGTCATTAAAAGCAGTTACATCCTCATAATCTAATTTTGCTTTTTCATTTGTTGTGTTATCTACAACATCATAAAGTGTATGATTATGTTCTAATCCTGTGATTGTATAAGTAGCATCATTATTATCCTTAACATCAATACATTTAAATTTTTGAAATTTAACTGTAGTTCTTTGTATGATATAAACAGAATCTTGCTCTGGAGCAGAAGAAAAAGCAGTTGATACAGTTATTGCCCCATTTTCTGAAATTGAACTTATTGATTGTTTTTCTACTGTACCATTTGACAAAGTAACACTTATATCTGCTTCAGGTGAACTGCCTAAACTTGTGAAATAATTTGTATCTGTATTTATACTTGAGGTCGTTGAGCCTGATTTAAGACGACCAGCTAATCTAACGCCAGCCCTCATTTCATCTGAAACTGCAAATATTTGACCGGGAAGAACTGCTAGCCCATCCAAACCAGTTGCAAAGGTTATTGTAAAACTATCTAATTTTTCTGAATTTAATACCCATTGCCCCATTCTTTGTGCTTGATATTTAGATGAACAACCAAAGGCAACAATTTTTTTTATGTTATAGCCATATTTATCAATTAAATCATAATCCTCAACAACAACAACATTAGGTTTATAAAAATTGTCTGGGTCGTTGTAATTAACCCAAATTGAAGTTGATCTTGTTTTTAAAGAAGTTCCCTTATATGAAAAAACTCCACCAATAACATTTGAATTGTTGTATAAATGAACAGGATCTTGCGCTTCGTGTTGTACATGAACTAACTTTGAGTCATTTATTTCTTGTGATAACCCATGATCTGCTACCACATTTACTGTATTTGACCCCCAATATGTCATTCCTCTAAATATACTTGCTAAGTGTTGTAGAACTTTATAAGCTTCTGCCTGTGCGCCAATAACTGTATTTATTGCAAAACGTGGTTCATCACCATCCGGTGTACTTACTAATTGGTTTGCATATACCGCTAAAGGATACAAGTCAACCCAATTAAGATTTGACTTATCTATAAATTCACCACATCCATAGCGTTTATTTGTCAAAATATCGTAAAAAATACAGACAGGGCAAGTTGTCCAATGTTTTATAATTTCACCCTCAGCCTCTCCTTTAAGAAGTCCATCAAAAGCTTGATTAAATTCTAAACTACCATCAGATCTAACGGTTGCATTACTAGGAATAGCTACTTTTATACCTTTTATAAGATAAGCTCTTGAAGGTAAACTTGAGAAAATTTCAGTAGATAATTCTAAACCTACACAAGCTGTATAAGGATATGATGTATTTAGCCTTTGTTTCTCGATTACTGCGGTAAGTATTAAACGATTAGCTCTTGTATTTCCTAATGGTGTTTTTTTATCTATATCAGTAAATTTTTGAAACTGTACCTCATAGTCACTTTCTTTCGTATTTTTTGTCACCTTCTTTACTGTTATTAAAAATGGCGGTGTACCTATCCCTTTTGTATCAAGTGGAATTTTTGTTTGATAATTAGATGTTGAAATACCCTTTATTGAAACTTTTTTTACTGGCGCACTGTTTCCCGAATTTATACCTTTAACGTGGATTTCTATGTTTATTGTTGCATTAAAAAGTTGTCCTCTCGCTACCCCTTCCATTCCTGTACAAAATAATGCTGGTATTGTAAATAAAAGTTCAACCCTATCTGTATCTGGATCTGTTACTGTTACAACGTGTTTACCTGCTCCGTAATCTCTAGTTTTAACTAAATTTGATGGACTAAGATTTTCACTGTAGTTCGTTCCAACCTCCTCATTTACAGTAATAACTGTTGAATTATATTTTGAGTGTGCAGGAATAGCATCTTGTTCTGCTGTACCAAATTTTTGTTCAAATTTTACTTCAGACTCAGTAAAATTTAATTTTTTATCAGTTTGTACTGCTGTTTCATCAAGAAAAATTCCTTTTTTTGAACCAACAATACCTTGTATCTCACCTTCACATAAAAGGTCAACTATTTTAATAATACTTGTTGAATTTAATGCCATAATTATCTTTTACCACCAAAGAATCTGTAGCCAATTCTTTGAATTGTCATTTTTGTAAAACCTGTACTAAAAAATTCTTTATCAATTATTTGTATGAAAACATCATATCTATTTTTTTCTGGTATATTTACAGGTTCAAAATTAAATACATATCTTACTTTTTGATTTTTATTCATTAATGACATTACATTAATTTGTTGATTTAAAACTGTACTTCCTGTATCTGGCTCGACAATTATTACATTAAATGTAATAAAGCCATGAATTTTTGTAAAATTCGCATTTTTTGATACATGGTCAAAAAGACCTTTAAAATCAATCATTAAGTGCATGAATTTAGGATTCATAACACTGCCACCTATATCAAAGTTGTTGCAAATATTTTGTCTAGATGTTTTAGTTAAATTTATATTAACTGTGTCTATTTGAAATTTCTTTTTCCCATATGAATTTTTATTCTTACCAAAATTACATCTTGTAAGTCGCACACCACCATATTCTTTTGTTCTTTTTTGATTAATTTTTATATTTCTTCCATTCACCCTTGTGTTATTTGGATGAGGTGCTATAAAACTTGTCATTGTTGGATCACTTGTTGGATTTATTTCAATGTCTGTACTTATCAAATGACCACCAACTAAAGCTCGCCCATAAACAAGTGGTATAGTTTTACCAATGCCAACAGTATTTGCAGCACCAGTATAAGCATAACTTTGTTTACCATCAGAACCTTTTTCAACAGAAGATGGCCCACCTGTAAAACCACTTTGACCAACATTTAAGCTTTGGTCAAATGCGGTAGTTGGCAATTGTGGTGCAAGCATACCTGCTGCTCCATCAAGAAGCAAAAATGCACCAAGACTTTTCATGGCAGCGGTTACCGTAATTGAACCTGCACCAAGTCCAAAAGTACCTATAGCACCAGAAAATTGCGGAGCTATAATTGTTAATACAGCACCTGCAACAAACTTAAGTGTGTCACCGCTACCAGAGACAATTGGTGTAATTACCAAATCATGTTTGCCTAATGGTAAAAATAAATCTGATTCAGTTAATTCTTGATCTACTTGTGTGACTTTATAATCAATCCCTTTTTTGGATGAATTTAATAAATATTGTGCAAAATCAGGGTGATTGATACATAGAAGCTTTAAAGCATCATACGGTGTTTTTAAGTTATGATAAACATGAGTTTGACCCCATTTTTCACCTAACTCATCTAACAGCAAAATTTTATGCTGCATATCTATAACACCCTACAGTTCTTTTTCTATAATAATGGTTATAGTATTCAGAACAACTCACAGACTCAAATTTTTGATGTAATATCATATCATTTTTTAAAAGAACAGCACCGTGCATTGGTTCTTTAGTCCACATTTTCATTATTAAAACATCATCAGGTTTTCTTTGATTTATATCTACTTCTTTAAAATTTAATTTACTTGCATCACTAAGAAAGATACTTTTACAAGTTTCAAAACTTTCTGGCCTTTTATAATCTGGTAAATTAATTCCTAATAATCCATAGTAATCACGAATTATAGAATAACAATCAAAAACCCCATATTGCCATTGTCTACCAACTAAGGATTTATAGTTAACCATTTATCTTTAGTGTTTTGATAAATATACCATTTAATTTTAGTTTCTTTACAAGCATCTATATCAGGTTGACTTGCTGGTGTGCCAGATGGATGTGAATGAACTATATATTGAATTTTTCCATGCGATCTTGCTTTTAAAAAATCTTTTGGGTGTATCGCAAAATTATCTTTTGGAGTATCTGAAATATTTTTGCATGGATAATAAACATCATTAACAACAATTCCACATGACTCATTAGGTGCTTTTTGTAATGCGTGTTGTTTTGCTGCTTCTTTAAATTTCATTTTAAATTTTTATTCTTGCATTTGTAAAACCTCCAAAAGGTAATGGTTCAGGATCGTTTGCTGTACCTCCTATTTTATTACCATTGATTCCAAATCTTGCTACACAACTTGAATATTTATGTCCACATTTATCTAATTTTTTTTTCTGAACCTGTGAAGTATTTGGATGTGTAGTATCTGTAATTTTCACATCATCTACTGTAAAACAAGCTGGAAGTGAATAACCACATTCCTCTCCCTTATATTCCCAAGGACAATGTTCTGTTATTTGCCTTCTTGGAATATTAAAATTTTGCATATTAATTTTTGGTATTAATTCAAACTCAACAAATTCTGGGTTTTCTTCACTTATCCGATCTATATACCAAATATCATCTGTTTTAAATATAGCAGAGGTATCTGCGTTATCATTTGTATTATTAGGAAAATTTATGGCATCTAAAAACTTTTTACAAGTTTGTATTCTTTGTAATTGACCTTGCAAAGGATTATAAGCTTGAATAAATGCAGATAATACATTATTTACATTAGAAACTTTGAATTTAGGTCTTGGTAACGTTCCATGAACTGAACTGTTGAACCCTGTTACTTCTGCTGGAAAAGCTACATATTCATTACCAGCAAAAGTAATATTAGATTTAATTTCATTCGTTCCAGCATGGTATCTTATGGTTTGATCAATTCCATTTACATCAGCAGTATAAGTTAAGACAAATAATGTTATGACAGCAGAAGGTTCTAGCTTTTGTATCTCTTGACTTATACTTGTTGAAGCTGGTGATATTTGTGAACTTGTCATGCTTCGGCTACCTCTTCAAATGTTGCATTTATTGTAGCTCTATTTGAAACACCTACAGTTCTATTCCAATCTCTACATATAAATTTTTCAGGTTTACCAACAGCAACAGCACCACTTGTTGTTGCAGAAGATGAAGTAACTTCAAAAGTATCAGTTGTACTGTTTGCAACTACAAAAAAGCCACTTGGTGCATTGCCAGTTGTAAAATTAACATAAACTTCATCGTTATCAGAAAGCCCATGACTTGTAATTGTAATAGTTATTGTTGTACTTCCTGATTGTGAATATGTACCTGTCACTATAGTTCCTAAATCTGGTACTGAATATGAAAAACTTGTTACACCAGCCATGCTGTCAAGAAAAGTCTCTATTGCATTAGCATCAGAAAAACTTATATTTTGAAATTTAAGTCGATATGTTTTTAAATTTTGGTTAATACCAAGAGCAGACCTTTGAGAATATCCTGAACCAAAATTAGCTATTCTTATGTTTGGCTTTGATCTTTTTACTGTTCCATACGAAGGAATAATTTCTATGGGAAATTTTGACATTAACTTAATAAACCTCCTGCCATTTGTTGATTTACAATTTCAGCTTGAACAGCAGCAGCAATTACTTCTCCTAATTGATTAGCATTTTGGTCATCACCTTGTACAGACGTTCCAGAAGCATCTACATTAACCACTACGTTTGTTGCACCACCAAGAGAATGATTTGGAACTATATTACCGCTTTGCTGTGGTACAAATAATTCAGGGCCTTTCTCGCCTACGAGATAAGACCCACCAGCAGCAACAGGTCCACCCATTGCTTTTGGTTTTGCACTGAATATGCCACTTAAAAAGTTACTAAACACATTACCAATCCCACCTACAGCACTCATTACTGCGGTTTCTACAAGTTGTCTTTGCATATTTCTAATGACATTTGATAAAGCCTCACCAAGAGATTGAGCACCCATAATAGCGTCAGATAAATTTTGTACTATATTTTGTTCAACAGATTGACCTGCAGCATCAAATTGTTCTTTAAGTTTTTTTGCTGCCTCTGCATTTTTGTCTAACAAATCTTTTTTATTTTCTAATATTTGATTACCCTCAGTATTCTTTGCATTAATTTCAATTACAGTATCTAATCTTTCTCTGACTGGTACATATTGCTCACGCAGTAATGCAAGCCTTCTTTCTGCTGCACTTATTGACTTTCTATCATTAGAACTATTTATTACTGCAAATTCTTTTGCCATTTTTACACTTAAATCTGACTCTATTGCTCGCAACTGTGCTGCCTCACCATCTTTTATTGCTTGTGTTACTTTTTCTTGTTCTTTTCTTTGTTTTACAAGATGTGTGACAATAGCTCCAATCCCTGTAGCTACAGCAACAAATGGTATGGCATTAAGAGCAACAGTCAAAGCACCACCAGCATAAGCAAGTTTCGTCAAACCAAGAGTTGCTGCAGCTAATATAACTGGTAAGCCTTTTGCCGCCAAAGCAATTCCAGCAATAACAGCAGAGGCTTCTACTATTGGAGAGTTGATAAAGGCATTAGAAGCTTTTAATAATTTTGTTAAACCTTTTGTAGTCGAAATTAAAGCAGGTTCTAATGTTTTTCCTAATGTTTCTGAAAAATCACGAAAAGCCTCTCCTAAAGAATCAACATTACCAGCAAATCCTTCTGCAGCAGCTTGAGCAAGGCCGTTATAACTTTCTTCAACAATCTGCAGAATCATGGCATGAGCTTCTGCAGTTTGATTTGTTTTCATTAATTCTTTTATTACATCAGTTTGTGTTTTTGTAAACGCAATACCTGATCTGTTTAAATTTGATAAATTTCTTTCCGGATCCTGCAATGCTTTAGCTAATTGCATAAATGATGTGCTTACATCCACTTGGTTAACTTGAGCAATATCCGCTGCAGCTTGAGCTACACGTTCATATGAATTAACACCAATTTTTCTAAAACTTGTTAATAAGTTAAAACCTCTAGTAAATTCTTCTTGGTTAAATAAAGTTTGATTTCCTAATTTATCAGCTGCAACTTGCAATTCATTTAAAGCAACAGTTCCTTCTCCTAAATTAACTAAACCTTGCCTAAGAATTTCAACATCTCTTTCTCTTGCTGTGAAAGTACCTATTGCACTACCTACAGTGGCAAAAGCAGCACCAATAGAAAGCAATGGTCCAAGTGAAGTTGCTAAAGAAGCACCTAATCCTTTTGCTGCCGCTGATGCAGCAGTCAAAGAAGCTGTTGCACCTTTAGCATTATTTGATAATTGTTTTGTTGCTAAAGATGTTTTATTTAAAGAAGATATCGCATTTCTTGCTTCAACTCTTAAGGTAACTATACTTTCAGCCACTTAATTTTATAAATATATTAACTATATATTACCTGTTTTTTGCTCTTTGACGAATTTTCTCTTCATTTTCGTGTTTAATTTCATAATAAGCAGCCCAATATAAAAACTCTTCTTCTGTCATACTTTGTCTTAGTTCTGTAAGTGTTTTTCCTAATTCAACTGCGAGAAACAACTCAAAATAAAGCCAGTTATTTCTCCTTAATCTTTTTTTGCTGTATCAACGTCTAGCTTGATTTCAAATAAAAACAATTCAATATCATTAAGAATTTTTTCAGGCAACATTCTTTGAAGATTTACAGCATCAGCCAATGCAAAGGCTTTAGAACCATCTTCATTTTGTGCAAGTTGACAAAGCAGTTGTGTAGAAACCATTAAAGCATCATCAGAGCCAGCAGATGTCTGCGCTCTTTGTCTATCATATCTGGTAACTGGTGGAAAGTATAAATTAATTTTTTTTTCGTTAGGTAATTCTAATTCGTATTTACGTCTGTTAGACATTACATCACTAAAAGCTTCAGTGATAATGTCAACTGTTCTTTTTGTTGTCATATAAAATTATTGTATTATCCTAATTTACTATATATCTGATGTTATGGCACCTGAAGTCTGGAATGTTATGTTGATTTCTTGAATTGAACCAAGTTCAGCCCCATATGTTGCATTAGTAATTATTCCAGAAAAACCAAACTTTTTACTACTTGCACTGCTATCTGGAAATAATTCAAATAAAGCATCTGCAGCGTCACCTGTTGTTAATACATCTTCAACAAAAGATAAGTAATCAGAGTTGCCAGCATTGTCATAAATTAAAGTTGCTGAACCTTCTCCAGAGATAAGACCTCCAATAAAGGTTTTTGAGGTGTCACCTTGCACTGTAGTTTCCATTGTGTCTTTAGTAATTGATAAAGACCAATTTCTAAGACCTGAAATATCAGCTTCTGTTCCAGCAGCATTATGGAACATTATTTTACCAACATCACCTTTAAGGGCAGCCATAACAAAAAAAAGAATTATTAATAAACAGTTTAACTCTTTTCAGACTTTTTTACATCTTTTTTAGTATTTTGTTGATTCTCCATATATCTTTTACAGTTAGGATCCCACATTCTTGAGTCTCTTATACCTTTAACAGCTTCGATAGCATCTAGCATTTCTTCTGTGATTACAAGTTTTGGCATAATTAAAGATCCTCATATATCTCAAATGTAATTCTTATTTGTGTTTGAAATTTACCTTCTGGACTAGATGTTAAAACTTCTGGTCCAATAGGTGAATCAAAAATAACATTTGAAACTGTAATATTATTGTAAAGGTCTCGCAACCTTTTGCCAATAACATAATTTGCACCGGCACCAATACCTTCTTCTGTGAAGATATTTAAAAGCACTAAACCAACAACACTATTTGTAGAATTAGCAGAACCTCCCATTGTTAAATAACTACCAGAACCAAAACTTGTTTGGCATTGCACAAAGGTATCTTCTGTTGTTGAATCAAAAGACATATTATTAAATACAACAGGAATTACAGGACTGCTCGCCAACTCTGTTGCCAATCTTCCTTCAATAGTAGATCGTACTGTGTTGAGATTAGTTGCAGCCATTACTTACTCCTAATAATTCTTCGTAATTCATTTGGTATATATTGAGTGGTAAGTTGTTTTGCTTGTAATTCTGGAAATCCTTTTATGGTTTGTTTTCTGGTTCTAAATTTACCACCCCAACTAGGTGGTAGGGAAGTTCCATAAATTACTGGTTCTGCATATTCCATTCTGTTTATAATAGTGCCTTTAAATTTTTTTTTATTTATATCAGTTTTCCAATCATTTCTTAAATTACCAGTATCAACAGGTGTAGCTTTTACAGCTAACTCTGTCCAACGTAATGTTGTTTTTTGTATTAACTCTTGTACTGCTTCTGCCATCAGATCATCTATTTGGTCTAATCTAATTTGTCTTACCATAATTACCTCAAGACAAGATCAAAACTTATAGGGGTATTATTTTGCTCGTTTGTTGTTACTTGTATAATTTTAAACTCAACGCTACTGATAACAACTCTATCTTTTGTAGTTGGTACAAATGTAAGATCACCAGCAGATATAGTTAAAATTTTATCTTGCGATTCAATGAGATCATTAACCTCAGACCTATTTACATTACTTAATGAACCTTTAATAGTTGTATCAGAGGTAGACTCTGTAATGGTACCAGTAGTTGTATTATATGAACCAGCAGTAACTTGCCTTATGGTTACATCTCCACCAAGTTTACTTAGTGTCTTTGATGCAGCTTTTTTCAAGGCATTTGCAAGGCTCATATTAAATATGCAACAACAGTTCCACTTGCAAGTGTGATGCTAGTAATAACACCTTCAATCTTACAATTAGATTTCAGATCAATACTTGTAAGATCACCAGTAATATTCTCTGCTACTAAAGTTGCAATTTCAGAATCTTTGATTGCTTGAACACAACCAAATCT